GTGAACGAGGACTGCGTCCCGGGATTGTAGCTATATTAGCCAGAAGTCTACGCCTATTAATAGCATTAATGGCTCTTCTTGCTGCCGCCAGATTCTGTGTTTGCTGTTGGGTCAAATGGGGCCCGTTTCCCGCCATACCCAGCCCTGCCTGAATGATAAAACGATTTGCGGCATTCACAAGACGTGCACGGCGTGCATTTAATTGAGTAGGAGGCCCCTCGGCTCCTGCATTTATATCGGCTCTAAGCTGTCTTTGGTTCATTTATAATATTCTCCAATAATAATAATGCTGAAGACCTACCAGCTCAACGTTGACACAGGCACTCTGCAGACGACCGGCGGTGGTCAGGGTGGCTCTGCCCAGAATTTTGTGACGAAAACAAACGGCAACCCCTTCCAGTGCCAGGTGCTGCTGGGCAACCGCCACCGCACCTTCCGGACAGTCTCTCTGAAGAATGCTCAGATTCCAGTCAACTGGTACAACGTACGCGCACCGTACAACACGATAACCATCAACAGCACACTCTATACCGTTACACCAGGTGTCTATACACAGGCTTCATTCATCACAGCCTTTAACGCACTCATAACAGGTGCACTGACTATCGACGGGACCTCCGGCATAGCCACAATCACAAAGACACCGACGACCGTGACTGTGCCCTCAGGGCTCACCTACCCGTCTCTGGCCAACCTGCTCGGCTTCTCAGCGACCCAGACGCTGAGCGGTGGCTCGGCTCTGACCGGGACCATGCCGGTCACCCTGTTCAATCAGGACACGTACGTGAACATCTGGATTGAGAATCTCGGGACGTCATCTCTCGACATTTCCCAGTCGACGTTCAAGGTGCCCATCGCTCTCCCGGTGCCCCAGTATAACAACGTCTACTACTGGGCAGAACAGTCACAGAATGAGCAGCTCGTGTGCGTGACCGACTCGGGTGCTCGCGTAGACCGTCTGAACATTCAGGTGCTCGACCGCTATGGCCAGCAGCTCAACAACAACGGTGTTGATTGGGCGCTCACCCTAGAGATTAAAAGTGACACTTAAAAGTAATGGAGAGACTCGTGTATGTCGACTCGACCAACCGTGACACGACTATTTATCCAAACGGCAGCAGCTACACGCTGCACCTCACCGACGTGGTCAAGAACGTAAGCCGTGTTGACCTCGTTGCCGCCAAAGTGCCCAACACCCTGTACAACCTGAACAGCGGCTCGAACGTGCTCACCTACACAGGAATCACCGCCGTCAGCAACTTATACCTTAACCCGGGCTTCTACTCGGGCTACGGCCTCCAGTCAGAGCTGACCAACTCGTCCAATGCCCTGGTAGCCTACCAGTTCCTGGCGGACGAGGGCAAGTTTCTCGTCTTTTCAGCAGGTGCATTCACCGCCAGGTTCCACAGTACTGAGCTCGCCAAAATGGTAGGGTTCGAACCACATACCACATACACGGGGTACCCTGCCAGCAGCGACCCTGTCTATAAGAACAACCCAAACTACGCCAGCTACTATATCATCAAGTCCCCGCTCGCGGTAGACTTTACGGTCAACGAGTTTGTGTTCCTGGACATCCAGGAGCTGCGGACACCAAGCATGCTCGACACCAAACCGATGAATTCCAAGACGGGGACTTTCAGTGGCTCGAACGCGCGTCGGACCTTTGCGATGATTCAGATGGATGTGAGCTCGGGCTGCATAAAGAACTTTAAGGAGTGTCACGACTACCGCATCAGCGTCTTTTACCCCGAGCCGATAAACAGCCTGGACCGACTGACCGTGACGTGGTACGACAAGAATGGCACGCAGCTGAACTTTGAGGGCTTTGATAACAACGCATTCGTGCTGCGCTTCCACATAGACAATGGGCGTCCTGAGCTTCCACCGCCACCGGCTGTGCCAGAGGTGGAAATCAAGAGAATCATCGACGCCATGACGGCGCTCCCTCCCAAGCCTGAGCCTGAGAAGAAGCCCGCCATGGGCCGCTGGCTAGTTTATATACTTATCGCTGTATTGGCCCTATGGGGATTCCACTGGTACCGCAAGGCTGCCGAGGCTACCGCTGCTGCCGCTGTGCCACAACCACTCCCGCAACATATGATGCGGGCTGCCGCCTGACCCTACGGGTCCACGTTTAGCGGGTCACCGCGTAGATGGGCTGCTGGGTGCTGGGGTCGCGGATGGTCACGTTGAAGGCCACAGTCTTCACAATCATGTAGACGATGATGGCAATCAGGGTGGTGAACAGGGCGGCCAGAGCGTAGTAGCTGGCGCCATCCTTGGACACCTGGACGATGCGGGAGATGACGAAGCGCACAAAGTCCATCCAGGCGATGGCGCTGGCGAAGGAGAAACCAGCAACGATGCTGTTCAGGGACTGGGTCTCGAGCTGGAGAGCGATGGATGCAAGGGTGGATGCCATTTATATTTGTAAAGAATTTTTTTCCGGAAGGCGAAGCCTTCTCACCTGTAAGAAAGTGAGGCCCTTCGGGTCACTCTGGGTCAAAGTCCGAGTCCGAGTCACCCTGCTGGATGGGTGCATACCGGACTGTGGGTGGAAGCGAGTCCATGTCGTCGTCTGAGTCACCGTCGTATACAATAAATTTTGTAAAAGTTTTTGTATAGTACGGAACCACGTTCGACATTCACCCTAGTAGGTGACGCTGGTTTTCGACTGCACTTTTGAGCGCCTGTTCGGCTGGGCTTTCTGGGACCCAGTCATCCCATGTGTCGGCGCACTGATTCATCTTGTAGCCGATGCTCTCTGTATCGTCGCCCTGGTAGCGCGTGAACGGCTCCTCGTCGTCATCCACCGTTTCCAGGTCCTCTTCGTCAGACTCGCTCTCGTCATAAATCTCTGGGAAGAGCGAGCCGAGCTGCTTGCCAACCACATTCCTGGCGGCGTACATAAGACCGTACATCATGTCAGTCGCTGTGATAGTGTTCCGGTCTGACTCTTTGGCGTAATGACTCGCCAGAACGACTGAAGACTCCATAACTGGCAGGAAGATGTCCTGGATAGACTCCATTCTACGATTATAGAGTAATATCTATAGGGTTATCATCCGCATCACGTCACGTCATACTTAATTTTCCTCCTGAAATCACCAGTGTGCGGTATCCATAGTAATACAGGTACATGTTGTACCCCTGTGTGATTTGAGGAGCCAGCGCTGGGTCGAACGTCATGTCTATATAGGTCGTCTGTGAATTCAGCTGCCGAAAGTCAACTGTGCCATCCTGGCTGTATGCACTTGGGTCGTTTCCAAAACAGTACATGTACATATTTTTGGTAGGTGCTGTTAGACTGTGCTCCGTGGACTGTTTATACGTATAGTAAAGAGCTCCCGGAAAATTACTCAAAACATTTTTATTATTCAGATAGATGGTGGCCGACTTGATAATGTCCACAAACTTTTGGGTCACACCATTAAAGAAGTTGATTGGCACGGCCGAAACAATGTAGTCAGTCGAATAGCCATATGTATACCTCGACGCGTAATAGACGGGATTCGTGGTCGACTCGTAGAGCCTGTTCCGGACAAACCAGACAAGCATAGAGACTGGAAAGTTAGCCGTAAGATTCATCCGTACAGTACCGTTCTGGTACGACTGCACAGCCTCCCTGTTCGCCACAGGAATCTTGACAGAGAGCCGGGATGTCTTGTAGTATATGCGCTCCTCGGGTGTCAGTGTTACTTCTTCAAGCAAGAGACGAGGGTTTAAGAGGTCGATGGTGGCATCTGTGTAGTTGGTAATCCAGGCCTGTGTGTTGAAAGTAAGCCGAATAATTACAGACGAATTATACATGGCACACAGAGGCAAATAAGGCTTCCCCTGTCGTCGCTTCCGTCTGCAGAAGAAGAAATCGAGCGGGACCATCAGGTTGAGCTGGGTAGTGGCCGGGACCACATTTGACTCCGCCTGACCATTGCTGACGAGACGGTACATGGATAGTTTTTCGTCAGCATTCAGAAAGAGCTGGTCACGGATGACGTACCAGTCATCCTCTAGAGACTCTATGACGTTTCCATCTATGAGAATCTCCGCCTTTTTAATGATAGCCCGGCCGACAAGCTCACAGTAGTTGTAGCCGACTGGCAGGGCCGGCAGAGACACAGACAGGAACATGTTCGCCAGGAGGTCCCCCTCCTGCTTTGGATAAATTGGAATTTGATATTGAGAATCTAAATATTTTCCACCAACTTTATTGATTATCGGGAGCATACGCCGAGTGATGGCGAATTTTGAATGATGAGTAATGTTTGGAGCCCACTCAGATTTGTCGTCGTACATGAATTTCTCTTCTGGGCCTACGGCACTGAGAGCCTGCAGAGCCCCAATACGCGCCATACTATCTGTGGCATAAAAATATAAGTAAATATTATGGCCGGACAACTACTACTGTCCGCAGCAGGCACATACAGTACGACCCGACCGACAATAACTCTGTTCAATACTGTTCAACACGAGGCTGACACGGAGCTCAGAGAAACTTTTGAAATTCCTTTTGATAATTCTAAAACTTTTTTTGGTTCGAGGTCAACCTGTACCATCTCCAAGAGGAGTGACATCTTGACAGGGGTGACACTCCGGGCTATTCTGCCTCCTATTTATCCGGTACAGTCCGACCAGTATGTGTACCCGACGCCATCTTCACAGGTTGGTGGAACTGTCTATGC